ACAAATAGATGAAGTTAAATCTGCTAGATGTAATTCATGTTCTGCATTTAATATTACGACAAGAATATTAGATTGTATTGCTAAAGGATTAGGATCTAATTCAGAAGAAGTAGATGTAAAAGATACTTTTCAACCTAGAACGGAAGGAGAAGATGTTTCAGCTCCTGAAGAAACAGACGATACTCAAGGCGCAACTCAGGATGCTTGGGATATAATAGAAGCTGGAAAATTAGGATATTGTATGATGTATAAATTCAAATGTGCTGGTTCAAGAACATGTAATGCATGGGTAACCGGCGGACCTATAAAAGATAAATAATATGCCTTTAGTCAAACCAGTTTTAGAACTTCAAATATTAGCAGCATTTCAAAAAATGTCAAACTCAAGAACAGATATGGCAACCGCACAACAAGAGCTTGCTAAAGAGTTAGCAGCTGCCATTGATTCTTATATCAAATCAGCTACAGTAACAGTAACTACAACTTCTGGTGCAGGTACTGGAATAATTTCTTAAGTAATTACTAGCCTTATATTTATTATAAATAAAAAGGTAGTAATTATGCTTTCATTAATCAAAAAAAATTTCAATTACTTGATAATATTGGCTCTAGTAGTCATTATTGTCATGCAACGTTCATGCTCAACTACTTCTAATAAAGGCAAAGAAGTTATTAAAATTGATGGTAAAAAATACGAAGTTATCAAAAAAGAAATTGATACAACGTATATTCCAGTAACTCATAATGTTTATAAAACAGGAAAAGACATTTATCATGATGTTCCTATTTATATTGACGTTCCGTCAAATGTAGACACAAATGCAATTCTTAAAAATTATTATGCTGTTAATGTTTATAAAGATACATTAAATTTAAAAGATAGTTTAGGATATGTTGCAGTCACTGATTCTATTTCTAATAATGTATTGTTAGGAAGAACATGGGACGCAAAAGTTAATAAAATTACAATTGACAATAAAATTTATTTAAAGGAATTACCTAAAAACCAAGTATACATTGGAGGTTCATTAGGTATGCAAAACCCTTCATATTTAACAGTCGGTGGTAATTTATTATTGAAAACTAAAAACGATCGTATATATGGAATTGGCGTAGGTGTTAATTCTGAATTAAATACATACTTTCAAGGTACAATGCTTTGGAAGATTTCACTTAAAAAATAAGTTATGAGTCAAGCTTTAAAGGATATAATAAGAGAAGAGTACAAGAAATGTGCTTCTGATCCTGTACATTTCATGAGAAAGTATTGTCAGATTCAACATCCACAAAAAGGAAAAATTCCTTTTCATCTTTATCCATTTCAAGAAGAAGCTTTAAGAGATTTACGAGACAATGATTATAATATCATATTAAAATCTAGACAATTAGGTATATCGACATTATCTGCAGGCTATGCACTTTGGTTAATGACGTTTTTTGGGGATAAAAATATATTAGTAATTGCAACTAAACAAGAGGTAGCAAAGAACTTAGTATTAAAGGTAAAAGTCATGTATGAAAATTTACCTTCTTGGTTGAAATTACCTGCAATGGAAGATAATAAATTGTCTTTACGTTTAAATAATGGTTCTCAAATTAAAGCAACTTCTTCATCAGGCGACTCTGGTCGTTCAGAAGCATTGTCTTTATTGATTATAGATGAGGCTGCGTTTATTTCCAATGTAGAAGAAATTTGGATATCAGCACAACAAACTCTAGCAACAGGAGGAGGAGCTATTATATTATCAACACCTAATGGTACCGGTAACTTTTTTCATAAAACGTGGGTTGGAGCTGAAGAAGGTCGAAATCGATTTAATACAATTAGACTGCATTGGTCAGTGCATCCTGATAGAAACCAATCTTGGCGCGATAAACAAGACGAATTGTTAGGACCTAAAGGAGCTGCTCAAGAATGTGATTGCGACTTTATTTCATCAGGTCATACAGTAATTGAAGGAGCTTTATTGCAATGGTATAATCAAACTACCATTCAAGAACCAATTGAAAAAAGAGGCGTAGATGGAAATTTATGGATTTGGGAACAACCAGATTATACAAGAGATTATATTATTGTAGCTGACGTCGCTCGTGGTGATGGAGCTGATTATTCAGCATTTCATGTAATTGATGTAGAATCAGTAACTCAAGTTGCAGAATATAAAGGACAAATACATACCAAAGACTATGGCAATCTCTTAGTAAATGTAGCAACTGAATATAATGATGCATTGTTAGTAATTGAAAATGCCAATGTAGGTTGGGCTTCAATTCAAGTAGCAATAGATAGAAATTATAAAAATTTGTATTATTCTCCTAAAGACGGTCAAATATCAGACGTATCTCAACAATTATCTAGATATGTTGATTTAAAAGACACTTCACAAATGACACCAGGATTTACAACTTCATCTCGTACTCGTCCTTTAGTTATTTCTAAATTAGATACTTACATGAGAGAAAGAATTCCAGTAATTCGAAGTCGTCGATTAATGGAAGAATTGTTTGTATTTATATGGAATGGATCAAGACCTGAAGCACAGCATGGTTATAATGATGACCTTGTATTGTCTTTTTGCATTGGATTATGGATTAGAGATACGGCACTGAAACTTCGTCAGCAAGGTATGGACTTAAATAGAAAAACTTTAGACTATTTTGGTAAAGGAGCTGGAGCTTATAATGCAGCAGGCAATATGAAGCAGGCAGGCTGGTCTATGGAAACCGGTCATCGAGGTCAGGATGAAGATTTAACTTGGCTTTTGTAATTATGAATTACATTAAAAAATCTTGGTTATTATAAAAATTGATATTTATTTAAAATTATCCGAATAATATGGCAGATACAACATTATATGGGCGTTTAAAACGACTATTCAATAGTAATGTTATCGTGCGTAAAGTTGGTAAAGACAAACTTCGTGTTGTTGATAACGACCACTTACAATCTGTAGGTAACGTACATAACTCAAAATTCATTGATCGTTTTACTCGTTTACATGGTGTTCGTCCTAATTCACTAAATACGTATAATGCTAATTACAATTACTTTTCTTCTAAAACAGAATTGTATACAGATTATGAAGTAATGGATCAAGATTCTATTATTTCTTCAGCATTAGACATTTACGCGGACGAAACAGTTATGAAAGACGACTTTGGTGACGTCTTAAGAATCACCAGCAATGATGAAAACATTAAAAAAATCCTTCACAATTTATTTTACGACATTCTTAACATAGAATTTAATTTATGGCCTTGGGTGCGTAATATGTGTAAATACGGAGATTTATATTTAAAATTAGACATCCAAGAAGAAATTGGAATTGTAAATGTAACTCCATTATCAGCATATGAAATAGTTCGTGAAGAAGGTATGGACCCAAATAATCCATATCACGTGCAATTCAAGCAATTAGGTGGCGGTAATATTACCTATGAAACTTTTGAAATTGCACATTTTAGAAACTTAACAGATTCAAACTTTTTACCATATGGTAAATCAATGATTGAAGGTGGACGTAAAGTTTGGAAACAATTAACATTGATGGAAGATGCGATGTTAATTCATAGAATTATGCGTGCTCCTGAAAAGCGTATATTTAAAATTGACGTAGGAAATATTCCACCTAATGAAGTCGACAACTACATGCAAAAAATCATGAACACCATGAAAAAGACTCCGTATGTAGATGAGAAAACAGGAGATTATAATCTTAAATTTAACATGATGAACATGTTAGAAGATTATTTCTTACCTGTACGTGGTGGTCAATCTGGTACTGAAATTGACACATTAGCTGGTATGGAATTTACCGGTATTGATGATATTGAGTACTTAAGAAATAAAATGATGGCTTCTTTAAAAGTTCCAAAAGCATTTATTGGGTATGAAGAAGGTTTAGGTGGTAAAGCTACTTTAGCGGCAGAAGATGTTCGTTTTGCTAGAACCATTGAAAGAATTCAAAGAGTTGTAATATCAGAATTATATAAGATAGCAATTATTCACTTAACTTCTCAAGGTTATGCTGACGCTGAATTAACTGATTTTGAATTGACAATGACTTCTCCGTCAACAATTTATGAACAAGAAAAATTAACTTTATATGCAACTAAAGTTAGTTTAGCTGGTGATATGATTGAAAAGAAATTGATATCTAAAGATTGGGTTTATAAAAATATATTTAACTTTACTCCAGAAGATATTGAAGATATTGATAAAGGATTAATTAAAGATCAGAAAGAATCGTTTAGATTAAATAAAATTTCTGAAGAGGGTGAAGATCCAGCAAATCCAGTACCAAAGAAAAAAGAAGAGAAAGAAGGCGAAGAAGGAAAAGAAGGTGAAAAAGAAGCTAATCCATTTGCCGAAGGAATTGACGAGGACTTATTAAAAAAGTATGACAAGCGTGCTAAAGATACTGAAGAAGATAAAGAGCGTAAAAAGCCAGAAGTGCCTGAAGGAGGTTGGCCCGGAGCTGGACGTCCTAAAGAAACTATGAAATACAATACTCATGATCATCCTAGGGGATATGATCCAACGGGTAGAATAGCATGGAAAAATGCACGAAATGAATCAATTGATTTATTAAAAAAGAAATATGGTTTAAACAAATTAGTCACTAAAAAGACAGGATTGATTAATGAACAGTCTAGTATGTTAGATGAGTCAAATATTATTCCAGAAGAAATTTAAAACATTAAAAAGTTCATATTTATTATTAAGAAAATAACATTAAGCCTGAATGAAAAATCTAAAACACTCAAAGTTTAAAAATACCGGCGTACTATTTGAATTGCTTGTACGACAAGTTGCTTCGGACACTTTGAATAACAGCGATTCAAAGGCGATACCGCTTATAAAAAAGTATTTTGCTAAATCTACGGAATTAGCAAAAGAACTTAACTTATATCAAACTTTAGTTAAAGAGAAATTTTCAAAAGAAGATAAAGCAGACTCTTTAATTGAAGCTGTATTAGTAGCGAAATTGCAATTAAATCAAGCAATATTAAGTAGACAAAAATATAACTTAATTAAAGAAATCAAAAACAATTACGTTTTAGAAGATTTTTTCAAATCAAAAGTTAATAATTATAAAACTTTAGCTGCTATATTTAAGTTATTTGAATATACTATTGCCGATAATCCTGTAGAGTCTGTTAATAATAGATATACACTTATTGAGCATATTACTCGCAATGAAGTTAAGAAGATTAGTGAATTAAATGAAATGTCTGCGTTTGTTAAGCAAGATAAAGAAGTTCGTTTATTATCTTATAAAATTTTAGTAGACAAATTTAACGAGAAATATTCAGAATTAAATGAAGGGCAAAAGAATTTATTAAGACAATATATTAATTCTGTGTCAGAAGGTACTAAATTAAAAGAGTTTATTAATAAAGAAGTTTTTAAACTTCAAAAAGAATTAAAAACTTTATCTGCAACAATAGATGATAAAGTAGTTAAAATTAAATTGTCTGAAGTAACTAATTTATTAAATGAAATTACGTCTGCGAAAGCAGTTAAAGACAATCACGTTTTAAATATGTTACGCTATCATGAATTAATTAAAGAACTTAAGAAAGTATAACTATGCCAGACGCTAATCCAATATCAGGTCCTTATAACGTAGCAGTAGTTGCGTATCATCAACCAAATGCAGCTGCATTTACTAGAACTATTAGAGTAACTGCAACTACTAACAATCCATTAACTTTAACAGGAAGTTATGCAAATAATACTGGATTTCTTATAATGAATACTGGTAGTGTAATTTTATCTGCTTCAAATGGTACGGGCTATGTAGGCGCTGATTTTCATGAAGCAGCTCAAAACCATCAAGTATTTAATATTGGATTGTCTTATGTATCTGCATCAGGAGGTGGAGATATTACTGTATTATACAATTACTAAACAAAATTATTTATGTCGTATATAGAATCATTTAAAAAATTTCGTCTTACCGAAGCTGAGAGTAGAGAGTATAGAGATAATACTAGATTAGTAGATGATGAGCAAGATGATTTTCCAATTGAAGATATTGAAGATGAATTAGAAGAAATGTCAGTAGCAGCTGGTGCTGGTGCATATGACACTCCTAATGCATTTGGCGAATTATCAGATGATGATATTGAAATGTTAGGTTATAAAAAAGTGAAAAAAGTAAAGATGGAATCTGTGGATTCTGACTTTGTTGCTTTGTCAAAGGCTATGTACATAAAGGAAATCGCCTATAACGACTATAAAAAAGACCCGGTCGCCACTCCTAAACAAAAAATTAATTCTTCAATCAATTATATTAATAAAGGATTGAAAGAAATTGAAAAAGTCGTAAACCATAATGTTCGTTTAAAACAAGAAATGGGTGTAGACAATAATATTTATTGGAAATCGTCTCGTGAAAATCTTGCTAAAATTAGTGAGCGTTTATTGAGAGTATCTAAAAATTAAAAGAATTAGCATCATAATGGAAAAAAAGAATTTATTAGTAGACTATATCACATTTGACATTTCTCCGGAAATGATTAGTGAGTCTATGGAAAAGAATAATGGGCGATTAATGGTAAAAGGCGTATTGCAAAGAGCGGATGCTAAAAATCAAAATGGAAGAGTATATCCAAAGAATATATTAATTCGTGAAGCTAAAAAATATTCTGATATTAATATTAAAGAAAGAAGAGCATTAGGAGAATTAGATCATCCAGACTCTTCAATTGTTAACTTAAACAATGTATCTCATAACATTACTGAAATGCATTGGGATGGAAATGATTTGGTTGGGACAGTTGAAATTTTGTCAACTCCTTCAGGTAACATTTTAAAGGAATTATTTAAGTGTGGAATTAAATTAGGAATTTCTTCTAGAGGTTTAGGATCAGTAAAACAGTTAGGAGAAGGTGAAGTTGAAGTTCAATCAGACTTTGAATTAATTGCATTTGACTTTGTATCTAATCCATCAACTCATGGAGCGTTTTTACGACCATCAAACATGAATGAATCAGTAGACAGATCTATTAAATCAAATAAATATGAAACCGTTAATCGTTTAATTACTGACATTTTAACTGAAAATAAATAATATGAAACCTCAAGAATTAAAAAATCTAATACGCGAAGAAGTTAAGAAATCTTTAAAAGAGTCTGTATTAGTAGAACCATCGGAACAAATTATAAAAGCAGTAATGCAAGAATTAAAAGCAAAAACAGGTATTATTGCTACAATAGCTCCGTCAACAATCAGACCTAGCTATATAATTTACATGGCAGATATGTCTAAAGAAGTTAGAAGTCCTTATTTGAAATCTATTTTTGCTGATATGAGTTTAACTTTAGAATGTCGATCAATTGAAAATGTAATTGGAGGATATTCTTTTCAAATAGATGCTAATTGGACTTTATTATCAAGAGGTACTAACGGAGCTACATTAGGCTCAATTTTGTATCGAAATGGTAAAGTGTCATCAACTTTTAGATAATATATATGCCATACATCGCTAGAAAACAAGGAGACAAATATGCAGTGTATAAAAAAGACACTGGTAAATTAGTTGGTCATACTGCTGGTAATAAAGAAGCGTTACGTAAGTATTTAGCTGCATTACACATTCACGCCAACGAATCAATTAATATAGAAGAAATGAAAACATCAAAACCAATTAAATTAGCTTCATTAATCAAACTACAGGAAAGTGAAAATCCAACAGCTACTATGACTAATGAACAAAAGAAAGCTTTTTTAGAAGCAGTGTATAAGTTTGCAGATCACTCAAACTCAATATACAGAAATCATAGTATCAAAGAAACAGCTCAATATTTAGGCGAATTAATTGAAGCGGCATCTCATTTAACTTTATCAGAAACTGAAGATTGGTTTGATGCTAATACAGTAAGTCGTCATATGAAGCATTTAGGAGAAGCTTATAAAATATTTGAAAAAACGGCTTTGGAAATGTCTACACTTCAACAACGTTTAGAATCTGCATATGAAGATATAGGGTCTACTTTAGGTAAGTATTATGATATCAATGGTATGGTAAATGAAGCAGCTGCAACTGCTGGCGCTGGTCAAGATTATCAAAAATTCTTTACTAAAGCAATGAAAAAATTTAAAATTCAAGAGCCTGGAGATTTAGAGTCTGACAAGCAAAAGAAAAAATTCTTTAACTGGATAGACGCTAATTATGTATCTTCAGAAGAAGCTAATAAAAAAGAAGAAGACAAAGAATAGTAAATTTTATTTTTAAAAATAATAACAAATGGGAGTGTTTTTAATAGCACTCCCATATTTATTTTCGTAACGCACAATGCCATATTCATATTACATTCTACTTATATAAGGCGCTAGATATTCTATATTTTATTAAGATTTCTAATAATCTTATTTCCAATTAATTTATTAATAAAAGGACAATGAAAGACCTATTAAAAGAAGCTATTGCTGATGCAAAAGCGGTTAGAGAAACAGCTCTTGCCAATGCTAAATTAGCGTTAGAAGAGGCATTCACTCCAAGACTTCAATCTATGTTGTCTGCTAAATTGGCTGAAGAACTTTCAGACGAAGAAGAGATGACAGAAATGGAAACAGAAGAGTATGCTGACAATGACCTTACATTTAGCGAAGGAGAAGAGCACGAGGAAGCTCCAGAAGAAACGGCAGAAGAACCTGCTGCTGAAGCTCCAGAAGAAACAATGGAAGATGATGATTTAGATTTAGATGAAATCATCCGTGAATTAGAAATGGAAGAAGCTGAAGGCGAAGAAGAAACAATGGAAGAAGGTGACGATGAAGAAATCGACATGAATGAAATCATTAGTGCTTTAAGCGAAGAAGCTGACGAAGAATCTGAAGAAATGGATGAAGACATTGACATCAATGAAATCATTAGATCTTTACGTGAAGAAGATGAGGAAGAGGCAATGGAAGAAACTGCAGGAGAAGAAGAATTAGAAGAAGCGTATAATGTTATTCGTTTCTTAAAAGGTAAAATCAATGAAGTTAATTTATTGAACGCTAAACTTCTTTACTCAAACAAATTATTCCGTAACTTCAGCCTTAACGAAGGACAAAAAATGAAAGTTATTGAAAACTTCGACAGAGCTCACAATTTACGTGAAGTTAAATTAGTATACTCAACTTTAGCTGAAGGCTTTAAAATGCCGTCTTCTAAGAAAGTAGTTAAGGAATCATTCGCTTCAAAACCGGTAGCATCTACCAAACCTGCTAAGCAAGTGATTTCTGAAGGTGCTGAGTTAGCTAATAGATTTAAAAAATTAGCAGGCTTAAAATAATTTTTAACAAAACAATTTAAAACAAAATAACAATGTCATTACAAAACATCTTAGGTGATAGCAATAGCGCTGTTCGCCGTCAAATGGAAGAGACTAAAGGCTTAGTAGGCAAATGGTCTAAGACTGGTTTATTAGAAGGCATTGATAGTGAATATGACCGTCATGGTATGGCTATCATGCTTGAAAACCAAGCAAAACAATTAGTAACTGAGGCTAACTCAACAGGTACTGGAACAAGCTCTGAACAATGGTCAGGCGTTGCTTTACCGCTAGTAAGAAGAGTATTCGCTGAAATCGCTGCTAAAGATTTCGTATCAGTTCAGCCAATGAATTTACCATCAGGTCTAGTATTTTACATGGACTTCAAATATGGTTCAGCTCAAGCTGGTTTTAATAATTCAACTGCTGGTAATACAGCTAGTCAATCAACTCCAGACTCAGGTTATTACAATAACTCTGTATTTGGTGTAACTAACACTACTTCAGATCCAACCGGAGGTTTATATGGTCAAGGTAGATTTGGATATTCAATCAATGATGCGAGAATTAATACATATGTATCTGCTTCCGTAACTCCAGGTGCTGCATCTTCATCTATTAGTGCTCTAACTCCAGGTTTAGGTTCAGATGACGATGCATTTAACTATGATACAAAATTCATCAATGCTTATTCAGGATCGACTAGTACTTTCAAGAAAATAACTATTTCTACTGCAGCATTAACTAATCCAGATGTAAATGGAGCTAGAGCGTTCGCTATAACAGGTTCAGGAATCTCTGCTTACTTCCCACAATTTACAACAGTTACTACTACAGGTGCTACAACGACAATTTCATTTGTTGTTTCTGGATCTATAGCATTAACAGGAACTACAAGCCACGTTCTTTATCAAACTCAACCAGCATCTAATTCAAGAGGTGATTTTGAAGATTCGTCTACTAATGCTGGTGCTGATATCAATATTCCTGAAATCAACGTTGAATTGAGATCTGAAGCAATTGTTGCTAAAACTCGTAAGTTAAAAGCAATTTGGTCTCCAGAGTTTGCTCAAGACTTAAATGCATATCACTCAATTGATGCAGAAGCTGAGTTGACTTCTATGTTATCTGAATATATCTCTCAAGAGATTGATTTAGAAATTTTAGATATGTTGATTCAAAATGCTGTGACAACTGAAAGATGGTCTGCACAAGTAGGATATGAGTACAGTTCAGCAACTGATACTTTCACTGCTGGTGGTTTCACTGGTACTGCATATACTCAAGGTACTTGGTTCCAAACTTTAGGAACTAAAATCCAAAAAGTATCTAACAAAATTCACCAAAAGACTATGCGTGGAGGTGCAAACTTCTTAGTATGTTCTCCAGACGTTGCTACAATCTTAGAATCAATTCCAGGATATGCAGCTGACACTAATGGTGATAAAATGCAATTTGCAATGGGCGTACAAAAAGTTGGTATGATGAATAATC